CATTTTCCAATGAAGTTTCATTCAAGTCAGCGCCGGTAGTTGGGCGGTTGCTGTTTGTGCCACCAGAGATCAATGGGTGTGCGGTGCTACACAAGGTAACGCCGTCACCGTAGGTCACTGTTGTGGTGAACGCATTGTTCAACACAAAAGCGGCCTTGACCTGCTTGGTATAAGCCATAGCGCGAGCCAATGCTTTGGTGTAGCGGCTAGACAAGCTGTCATACAAGTTGTCTTCCACTGCTTCTTCAGTGATGGAGAAGCCCATTGCGATGGTTTCGTGGTTGTAACGAGCAGTCCATGCTTCTTGCGCATTGTCGTAAGCGATGGCAGAGCCTTCGTTTTTGACAGGTGCGGCAGAGAAACCAGACAGTTTCGTTTCTTCTTCGAACGAACGCTCAGAGGTTTCAGTTTCATAAATCTCTTTATGTTCCTCGCCATACTTAGCGTACTCCAAACCGAACAAAGCGTTCAATCCGGGGAGCAGTTCTTTCAATAGTTGTGCGCGTGAAATAGCCATTTAAGTTACTCCTTAGACACCAGTGGTGTTGTTGTACTGGTGTGCGTTGATTTTCACCAACAGCTCGGTGAAGGCATCTGCCGCAGTAGCGGTTTCAGGCACAACATCGATCACACGAATTGGGATAGTGGAAGTAGTTCCAGCACCCGTTAAAGTTACAGCAAAGGCCGAATTGCCAGTGGTAGTGCTACCAGCGTTAAGAACCAATGCCACGTTAGAGCCAACATCGGCGCGAGCCGCTGTACTCATGGTTGTTCCAGAAGAAACAACAGCAACTTTGAAAAGCGCTTGTTGGTCATCTACAACATACGCATAAGCTAAGTTTGTGGCTGTGCTGATAGATGCGGGAATAAACTGACCTTCAACGGGTTGACCGCTAGAGTTCACATATGAACCGCCCACACAGACACCGACAATAGTGCCAGCATTGGTAGAAGTTGATTTAATCAGATAACCGTCAGCGTTAATTTGAACCGTATCTCCAAAGAAGATAGCAGTGCCAAAAGAGGCCGCAACGGGAATCTGTCGAAACGCACCAGCGTAAGGCTTTCCGTCAATAGAATTGATGGGCTTTAGGCCGTATGGTGCCGAGACAGTGGGGTAAGCCATGTTTAGCTCCTAAAAAGTTTTAAATACCAGATCCGAAAGTTACCTTAGTGCTACGTTCTTTAAACATAGGCATCCGGGGATCACTCTCGCGCATGTAGGTGTTGTCTACTGACGACATTTGAGCATCTGCCTGATGTTGGTAGTACTCGTCACGTTGTTGGGTAAACTCGACCGGGGTTTTGCAAAGAAGCAGACCGCCAACTTCAATTCCGTCCGGAAAGCGACCGTTAGGGTTGCTAATCAAACGTAACTTTGGTTGGTCGGAAGCCTTTACAGGTTCCCAACCCTCGCGAAGTTTTGATGAAATATTGACTGGATCAGGGCTATTTAAAGTGCTAAGACGAATCCAGCGGAAGGAATAACCTGCTTCTGGCTCGGGATCGGGCAGTAATGATGGAGGCATCCAACGTTTTGGACGCTCAAGCTCTGCACGACTCTCAACTTCTCTTGATTCACGTTTCTGATTTGTCATTGATTTCTCCTTAATTCCGCAACCTTACGAGCATAGAGTTCCAATGGAAGTCCAAGCCGCTTGGCGATATTTACTTCTGATGGCGACAGCGTGATTTTTTTAGGCGCAACGCTGCGTGTCGCAGAAGCAACAACATTTGCTTTAGGGCGTTGAGATTCCGCTTCAACGGGTTTCTCGGAAGCAAACTTCTCCGGAAACACTTGGCGCAACCTACCGTCTATGCGTTGGTAGTATTCGTCGCTTTGAGGGCTAACGCCATCCTCGATAACCAGCTTCTCATGCAATGCAAGAGCAAATCCAGTCATCTCACGATCCTGACCCCACCAAGAATTAGCACGCTTCCAAGTCTCGGCTTTGTGATCTACAACGTCAGTTTTCGCGTTTAAACTGGTTTGTAGCTGATTTTCAGACTCTTGTAAAGGCTTTGGCTTAAAATTATTTACACGTTCAGCCTTTAGTTTCGTCGAAGTCATTGCCTCCTGAGCATCGACCATTGCGTCGGAGTCTCCGGATTCAAATGCTTCCTTGTACTTCTTCTTGGCCTCTTGGAGTTCCATGTCAATCGACTTCTTGGCTTGTTCTAGGAGAGCGGATTGGCTCTCGTTGACCGTGCCTTTTAGTTGATTGTTTTCCTGCAAGATAGCTTGCGCGAGCTTTATAGCCTCTTCTTTTTCCCGTATTGCGGACTCTTTGGCGCGTCTTTCATCGTGATAACCACGGTGGAATTCACGAATGCGGTTGCGGTCTTTGGGTTTATAGGAGGCTAATTCCTCGTCTGTTGGCTCTTCCGGGGGGGTAGCCATTGGCTTTCTGCCACGGTCTTCCTCTGGGGTATCGTCAACAATTTCTATTTCGGGTTCATCAGAATCTACTAGCTTTTCAGCTTGTTGTTTTTCGTCTGGAAACTCAAACTCGGTTTTTTCAAATTCGGCCATGTGTTACTCCTTACGCTCGGGTAATGCCTCTAGGATCTTGAACGACACCTTCGACGCTGTCATCATTAATGATCCTAAATTCCTTGCCATGAATCTTGATCCGCGTCCCAGTGTTGGGGCGGACAAGGATGAAATCGCCGACTTTGCATGAAGGCCCAGACGGGAAACGTTTCTCGTCTCTGTAGGCATCTGGCCCAACTTTGACCACAAAAAGGACTGGCGACAGAACCTCTTCGTAATGCATGGTTTGGCTTGCCTTTACCAGACCGCTCTCATATTCGTCGTCAATGTCCGGTAGGACACATAACAAGTGGTATGTGGCGGGGTCTGGTACTTGCCGCGCTTTCTCCTCTGCCGTTACCGGAAGAGTAGACACTGGCCCTTGCGGATCCAGCGTTTGAGCTATGTTTAGCTCTGGCATATTAAATTCACTCATTCTCAAATTTCTCCAATTTACGCGCAAGGTCAAAGATTAGGTTTTGTGCGAACAACAGACCCCGGATGTTGCCGCAAACCTCTCGATAGGCGGCGTAGTCCGTAGCTGCGCCGTCACCAAGACTTTGGAGCAGGGATTGCTCCCGCTCCTTTAATTCGGAGACTAGATGATTAAGAACCTTGGTTTCTTCCATTTACACCTTTCTTGAACAGATCAACCTGAATTTTTTGATTGTTTTGCTTATCCTGCGTTTGGATACGTGCCAATTCAATTTCTTTCTGGTCTTGGGCTTTCTGCGTTTGGAGTTGCAGGTTTGCCATGTCTTTTTGGATGTCTGCATCGACCTTTTTCGCTTTGGTCGCGGCTTCTTGTCCTCTGATCTGGAGTTCTGCTTGCTGGATCTGTACAAGAGGATCTTGTGCAGCCTGCTCCGCTTGCTTCTGGCTGGCTGCTGCCTTGTTGGCCTGTAGGACTTGCTCCGAACCCTCTGCGACGAGGCGGGACAACTCGACTTCCAAATCTTCTGGCAGTTCCGCGTCTGGCGATGGCAACGGCACTCCCAACTGCTCCTCTACCTGACGACGGTATTGGAAGGCTAAATGCTCTGCAATGTGTGCCATGACAGATGACTGGATCTTTTGTGCCAACGGGTTTTGACCGATCTGGGCAGCAATCAGCGGGTCTTGCATGAATGAATTGTGCGAGGCGATGTGGGCTTCGTGATCTTGATAGATGAAAGCCTTGGTAGGTTTGCCGTTGAGGAAGGACATGTTCTCGCTGACTGGGTCTCGCGGTGTCTGGTCGTCCGTCGTCGGGACTAACTTATCGGCGTTCTTAATCCCTAAAACCTCAATCATCTGGCGGTGCAACTGGGGTAAGTCGTAGATCTGTGGTGCTTGCGCTGCCAACTGGATTACGGCCTGATATTGCATGATCCTTTGCGCCATAGTGGAGCTATTGGGATCGCTGACGGGGATTACCTCAACGATGTCGTAGTCGCCTTGCTTGGCTTTACGGTCGCCATCTTGTGGGTCGTAGTCATACTCTTTGGGGGTGTAGTCCCTGATGATGTTCTTTAAGAGTTTGAACTCTTGCTTCATCGAATAATGGACGCGGGCTTGTACTGCACCCATTGTTTTTAGAGTGCGTTCTAGGAGGGCCAGCGTGGTTCCTACGGGGGCGTTAGCACTCATATCGGAGATGTTCATGTCCGAGATAGAGCCTAGTCTTCTTCCCTCATTGGTTATTCTGTCGAGCAGAGTTAACAAGACATTGCTTGGCTCCTTGTAGGGGAGCATCATCACATTGTCTTTAATGCCTCCGGACGGCACATCCACGTCCCTGAACTCACCGGGCTGGATTGGGGTGTCATCCCCCTTAATCCTCATGCCACGGGCTTTAAGACCGCCGGGGAGGTTAGACAGAGTTCCTGCGTCCACCAACTGACGAATGATGGAAGTGCCTGCTCTTGCATATCCACCAATAATGTGGATTAATCCCATGCCGTAGAAGCCAAAGCCGGGGATGTAGATGTAGTCTACAAAGTGCTGGCGTTTGAGTTTTCTCTTGTCCTCTGGGTTCCAGTTCCTACGGATAGCCAAAACCTCGCCCGTGCCACGCTCGATAGTGACTACATAGGGGAGTGCGATTCCCGTTGGATCTCCATCCTTGTCCACATCCTCGTCACCCTCGATGACTAAGTCGGCATGGATTTCTAAAATTTGGAAGCGGTCATCATCGCTAACCTTGTAGCCTTGCTGGTCGGCTTTGTGCTTCTCAATATCTGTCTGGATGAAGACTGGCTCACCCAATTCAATATCTCGGTAGAAACCCGATACCTGCAACTTACGCATCTCATTCTTGGTCTTACGCATGACATGGGTAACACGCTCGGCCATGTTGAGGTTCGAGGCACCGTAGGGGACAATCAAATCTTCTGCGGTAACAAAGATGGAGACTTGTCTCTCTAAGGACGGGTCGTAGTAGACCTTCTTAAAGGCAGAGCCTGCAAGGCCGAGGGAGTAGAGAAGACGCTCATGCTCTGGGCGGTACTCTGGCATTTCCTCGGTCAGTTTGTAGTTCATGTCATCTCTGACACGCTCGGCAGCATCTTCTTTAAATTTATCGATAGCGCCGATGATCTCGGTCTTGACTGGCCCAGCGGCTGGGAATGTCTCCATGATTGATTCCGCTTGGAACCTGATAGCCGCCTCAGTTAGGATTGTCGAGAATACTCCGCACGCACCATTCCAAGGTTCAGTGCGTTCTTCATATTTCATGCCCAGTACTTCGAGTCCCTTGACGAACGTGTCGGCCCATTCTTTTCTGGACATGATGTCGGCCTCGACCAACTCTATGAGTTCTCCTGAGAGTTCATTCAATTGTCCCTCATCCATGTCCTCGGCAAGGTTGGCGTTGAACTCGTCGTTTACATCATTTTCTGGCTGTAGGATTATCTCTACAGAGCCATCACTCAGGGTGACCGCGTCAGGATTTTCAATCTCAATCTCAAGGGAAGAACCCTCTTCTTCAATACCCATTGGGGCTTGGTAGAAACCCTTGTCCATTAAATTGGTTGCCATGTTTGTCCTTAGTAGTAAACCGCTTTGCGGTTACGGTAGATTGGTTCATCTTCTTCGTCCGAATCGATTGAGATGAATCCACCTTGTCTAAAACGCAGCAATGCCTGCGAGGCCGAGTCAACGAGGTCGTCGTGATCTCCATTGGGGAACGAGGCTAATTCTTCAATCAACTCGTCAGCCCAGCGGGTCTCAGGACACCATACGATGCCGGACGCAAACAGGTCAGAAATTGCGTTTACACGCGCTATCTTATCGTTTCCTTTGCTCGGCGTATACTCCGACAGAGGAATTCCTATCTTCCTAAGCTCATAAATAAGCGGCGCACCAGCCGCTTTCTTCTCGACAATTAGAGTATCTGGCTGCCATTGCTTCCATAACTCCATAGCCTTTTGTTTTAGATCCGGAAACTCCATACGCTGTTTAAACGAGTCCAAGACAATGATATTTGGCTTAGAAGTGCCATTTTTATCGGTGTGATAGAACACTCCCCATGTAGTGCATGCTGAGTAATCTGCTCGGTTGTGTTTCTCAAACGCTGTATCCCAAGACTGGATCAGGTATTCGCAATCTGGCGGGTCTTCCTGATCCCAAATCTGCCATTGATCACGTTTAATGATCGCACCTTCCTCTGAGGTGGGGTTCTGTTGGTACTGCGCCTCCCACTTAGAGACTGGAAGTTCAGCTTTTAGGGCTTCTAACTCTTCCTTTTTCCAGAAAGCAGGCCATAGGGGCGTTCCAGAGGGCAAAATGGCAGGGAAATCGATAACTTCCCACTCATCTACGCCGTCTTTAGAGGAATTCTTGAGGATTTGGCCCGTTAAGTCCCTCTTAGACCAGCGTGTCATCACAATAATGATGGCTCCGCCCGGCTGTAAACGCTGACGAGGGCCAGATGTATACCACTCATAGACGTTGTCATACACCGCAGGGTTGCCTTGTTTAGCCTCTTGCTCAGAATGCGGGTCATCGATGATCAATAGATCAGCACCCTTACCCGTTACCGCCCCTCCTACACCGATAGCGAAGTAATCTCCACCTACGTCAGTGTTCCAGCGACCAGCAGCCTTGGAGTCAGACGATAGAACTGTCGTGAATACACGTGCGTATGCGTCAGAGGAGACTAGATTCCTAACTTTACGGCCAAACCCCACGGCCAATTCGGCTGTATGTGCGGTCTGGATGATCTTCTTATGTGGGAACTTACCCAAAAACCACGCCGAAGCTATAACGCTCACGAGCCTTGTAACGGACGTTACCAGTGTCGAAGTCTCCATCCATGCCATTTTGCAATGGGGTACGGACAAAGTGCTTCAGACCGTTAGGTACGTCTGTACACAAGAACCAAGCATTGGTGTCGGTCAAATAGTGGTTAACTGTGTAACCCTGTGGTATTGAACCGTTGTTCTTCAATGCGTTGATATCGTTATCGGCAGTACCGACACGCAACTCAGTCTCTAAGAGGCGAGTAGCAACGAACATCAATGCAGGTGGAACGACCAATTTACGTGGTTTAGCCGCAATCAAGAGGCCGCGCTCGTCTGTCCAGCCAGCGATTTGAATAACAGCGTTTTCCAACGATGTTTCATTCAAGTCAGCGCCAGTGGTAGGACGATTGCTGTTAACGCCACCAGAGATCAGTGGGTGGGCAGTGTTACACAAGGTAACGCCGTCACCGTAGACCACGCCAGTGGTGAACGCATTGTTCAACACATAAGCGGCCTTGACCTGCTTGGTGTAAGACATTCCACGGGCCAATGCTTTGGTGTAGCGGCTGGACAACGAGTCATACAAGTTGTCTTCCACTGCTTCTTCAGTGATGGAGAAGCCCATTGCGATGGTTTCGTGGTTGTAACGAGCCGTCCATGCTTCTTGAGCATTGTCATAAGCGATGGCAGAGCCTTCGTTTTTGACAGGTGCTGCTGAGAAACCAGACAGTTTTGTTTCCTCTTCGAAGCTACGCTCTGATGTCTCAGTTTCGTAGATCTCTTTATGCTCTTCGCCATATTTGGCGTACTCAAGGCCGAACAATGCGTTAAGTCCGGGAAGCAGTTCTTTGAGTAGTTGTGCGCGTGAAATTGCCATTTCTTACTCCTTAGACACCAGTGGTGTTGTTGTACTGGTGTGCGTTGATTTTCACCAACAACTCGGTGTAAGTGTCAGCCGCAGTAGCGGTCTCAGGCACGACATCGATCACACGAATTGGGATAGTGGAAGTAGTACCAGCACCCGTTAAAGTTACAGCAAAGGCGGAATCACCAGTGGTAGTGCTACCAGCGTTGAGAACCAAAGCCACGTTAGAACCAACGTCAGCACGTGCCGCAGTACCCATAGTTGTACCGGAGGTAACAACGGCTACTTTGAAAAGTGCTTGTTGGTCATCTATAACATACGCATAAGCATAATTAGAAGATGTGCTGATAGATGCGGGAATATATTGGCTCTGAACGAGTTGACCGCTAGAGTTTACATATGAACCGCCCACACAGACACCGACAATAGTGCCAGCATTAGTAGAAGTTGATTTAATCAGATATCCAGTGCTGTCGATTTGAACTGTATCTCCAAAGAAGATAGCAGTGCCAAAAGAGGCAGCAACGGGAATCTGCCGAAATGCACCTGCGTATGGCTTTCCATCAATAGAATTGATTGGTTTTAGACCATATGGTGCCGAGACAGTGGGGTAAGCCATGTTTTAAAGCTCCAAAAAAATTAAAGACCTTTTCCGAAAGTTACCTTGGTGCTACGTTCTTTAAACATAGGCATCCGAGGATCGCTCTCGCGCATATAGGTGTTGTCCACTGACGACATCTGAGCATTAGCCTGTTCTTGGTAATACTCGTCACGTTGTTGCGTGAACTCGACCGGGGTTTTGCAAAGTAATAAACCACCCACTTCAATTCCGTCTGGAAAGCGACCGTTAGGGTTACTAATCAAACGTAATTTAGGCTGTTCTACCGCCTTTACAGGTTCCCAACCCTCGCGTAGTTTCGTAGAAATATTGACCGGATCAGGGTTGTTTAAAGTACTGAGACGAATCCAACGGAAAGCATAGCCATCCTGTGGTTCTGGATCTGGCAATAATGATGGAGGCATCCAACGTTTGGGTCTTTCCATTTCTGCCCGACTCTCAAGTTCTCTAGATTCACGTTTCTGATTTGTCATTAGTTTCTCCTTAATTCCGCAACCTTACGAGCATAAAGTTCTATTGGAACTCCAAGCCGCTTGGCGATGTTTACTTCTCTTGGTGACAATGTAACTTTCTTCGCTGAAACGCTACGTGTCGCAGAAGCAACTACATTTGCTTTAGGGCGCTGAGTCGTTTCAGCGGGCTTCTCAGATGCAAACTTCTCTGGAAACACTTGGCGCAACCTACCGTCTATGCGTTGGTAGTATTCGTCGCTTTGAGGGCTAACGCCATCCTCGACAACCAATTTCTCATGCAGTGCAAGAGCAAAACCAGTCATCTCACGATCCTGACCCCACCAAGAATTAGCACGTTTCCAGTTCTCGGCTTTGTGATCCACAAAGTCAGTTTTCGCGTTTAAACTGGTTTGTAGCTGATTTTCGCTCTCTTGTAAAGGCTTTGGCTTAAAATTATGTAAACGCTCAGCCTTTAGTTTGGCTGATGTCATTAAATCCTGCGCTTCGACCATTGCGTCGGAGTCACCAGATTCAAATGCTTCCTTGTACTTCTTCCTAGAATCCTGTAGTTCGGTAGCAACATTCTTTTTGGCTTGCTCTAAGAGGGCGGAGTGGCTCTCGTTAACGCTACCTTTCAGTTTGTTGTTTTCCTCCACGACTGCTCTGGCAAATAGAAGAGCCTCTTCCTTTTCCTTAGACGCAGCCTCTTTTGCCCTGCGTTCGTCGTGATATGCCCTGTGGAACTCACGTATCTTGTTACGTTCCTTGGGCTTGTAAGAAGCTAATTCATCGTCTGTTGGATCCTCTGGCGGGGTTTCCATAGGCTTTCGGCCACGGTCTTCCTCTGGAGTATCGTCAACGACCTCTATTTCAATGTCATCAAAGTCTTCTGAGACTTCTACTTTGACATCAGATTTTTCATCTGGGAACTCAAACTCGGTTTTTTCAAATTCAGGCATGGTTTACTCCTTTATGCTCGTGTAATTCCTCTAGGATCCTGAACGACACCTTCGACGCTGTCATCGTTTATTAGCCTAAATTCTTTGCCATGAATCTTGATTCGCGTCCCAGTGTTGGGGCGAACAAGGATGAAGTCTCCTACTTTGCATGAAGGCCCAGACGGAAAACGCTTCTCGTCTTTGAAAGCATCTGGCCCCATTTTTACGACAAAAAGGACTGGCGACAGTACTTCTTCGTAGTGCATGGTTTGGCTTGCTTTTACCAGCCCGCTTTCATACTCATCATCGATGTCCGGTAGGACACACAACATGTGGTACGTTGCGGGGTCTGGTATTTGTCGTGCCTTCTCCTCAGCCGTTGCTGGGAGAACTGATACTGGCCCTTGCGGGTTCAGCGTCTGAGCTATTTGAAGCTCTGGCATGTTAAGTTCACTCATTATTTAATTTCTCCAATTTACGCGCAAGGTCTGCGACTAGGCTTTGTGCGAACAACAGACCTCTAATGTTGCCGCAAACCTCCCGGTAGGCGGCGAAGTCCGTTGCTGCGCCGTCACCAAGACTCTGGAGCAGGGATCGTTCCCGCTCCTTTAACTCTGAAATTAAATGATTTAAAAGTTTAAGTTCTTCCATTTACACCCTTCTTAAACAGGTCAACCTGAACTTTTTGATTGTTTTGCTTATCCTGCGTTTGGATACGTGCTAGTTCAATCTCTTTCTGGTCTTGTGCCTTCTGTGTCTGAAGCTGCAAGTTAGCCATATCTTTTTGGATGTCTGCATCGACCTTTTTCGCTTTGGTCGCGGCTTCTTGTCCTTGGATCTGGAGTTGTGCTTGCTGGATCTGCACAAGGGGATCTTGGGCAGCTTGCTCTGCCTGCTGTTGGGAGGCTTTGGCTTTGTTGGCCTGTAAGACTTGTGCTGAACCCTCTGCGACGAGGCGAGACAACTCGACTTCCAAGTCTTCTGGTAGTTCCGAATCCGGCGCTGGCAACGGTACTCCCAGTTGTTCTTCTACCTGACGACGGTATTGGAACGCTAAATGCTCTGCAATGTGTGCCATTACAGAAGATTGAATCTTTTGCGCCAGAGGGTTTTGGCCGATCTGGGCAGCGATTGTTGGATCCTGCATAAACGAGTTATGCGAGGCGATGTGGGCTTCGTGATCTTGGTAGATGAACGCTCTGGTAGGTTTACCGTTAAGGAATGCCATGTTCTCGCTGACTGGATCACGAGGTGTTTGATCATCTGTTGTCGGCACTAACTTGTCTGCGTTCTTAATCCCCAAAACCTCAATCATCTGGCGGTGTAACTGGGGCAAGTCGTAAATCTGTGGGGCTTGCGCTGCCAACTGAATCACTGCCTGATACTGCATGATCCGTTG